GAAGTTCATCGCTTCATACACTTCATCAGCAGCATCGAAGTACCTCTGCGGTATACCTGTTTGCGGATCTATAACAGTTCTTATTGCTGAAGCAGGAACCATGATACGTTTCTTACCTAAAACAAACTCACGTTGGAAGCTGTCGAACGCAATATCCAGTGATTTCAGTGTACTTAATGCATTAGCGTAAAGTGAAATCCCTAATGGTGATGTTAAATCTAAATTGTTTGCTGTATTCGGTTTGAAGTAAACAAACATTGGTTTAGATAAGTTTTCAATACGAACTTCTTCTTCTAAATCAGGATATAGTGTGGTTAATGATACTTTTACACCTAAATCACCCTGATTCTTACTCTCGTACAGTTCATTTTTAATGACATACTCTTTGCCTTCAACTAAATGCCACTCAAGCAACGTGTACTTCTTATCTCCCTTAGATACCTCATTAACAAACAAACCCTCAGTGATATGCTTGTTATCCCATGAAATAGGAATGAAACAGTCTGCTGTAACGTATGAAAGCTTAATACCCTCGTCCCAGTACACTTTAATTACCATTCCACCTAAAGCGAACGTGTACTCTAGATATCTCTGAAACTCCTTAATGAAGTTATTTTCATCCAGGACATTTTTAATATCATCTGAAAGTGTTTTATCCGATATATTGATTGAGCACTTCTCATTAAAGATAAGAGCAGCCATTTCTTGCGATATGACTTTCGCCATGTTTAGTGATGCCATCTTTCTGCTCTTCTGCCCCTCAATCGTATGGTACTTAACGTTATGCCAATCATCATAATGACCGCTATATAACGCCTTCCACATATCGATGTGTTTATAGGATTCTTCATTCACAGGTATATCCTTTTTATCAGATATCTTCTTAATCCCTTTAATTAGGCCCATTTTATATAACACCTGCCTTATGCCGGAGATGAGTCTTTTAAACAACGCATCACCCCCTTACTAATATTTGAGGTTTAATTTCTGTAGATTGTCATTCACATAATATTGGAACGCATCACATGTATGATCATCTACCTTAATTACTTCGGGGTTCGGAGTCTTTAATGTTTTCGCTTCCCATTGGTATTTTTTGTGTTCTTCATAAAATATCTTGTTATTCTCAGTATCCAAAATAAAAAAACGTCCTTGAGATAATAAATCATAGACGTTTTCAATCATTTCAACTTTTCTTTTTTTCGCTACTGGATGCAATCTAATGCCATAATCTTTAAAGTATTGGTTACGTAATCCACCCTCAGCAGAATCAATCGTTTGCTTATCGATGTATCTTTCAAATGTTTTTGTAATACCTGTAACGAACTTATTCAAGTCTGTAGAGAACTCACTAGGAGCACGCTTAACGACCTTATTCTCAGGTGAATAGTAATACGTATCAAGTAGTATTACATTACCTTTCTTCGTTAATCCGAATGCCAGATAAGTAGTAGCAGATACCTGGTGCCCTGTATCTATTGCAATATCGATAAGAATTAAATCGTCATCTTCAGGCAACTGATTTATCTTCTTGAAGTTATTCATGTTGTAGACCATATCTCCTAATCCAATGACTTCTCCACCATACATCCACCGCCAATAATCCAAGTCATGTATCTTGTACTTCTCAATTTTCCTAATCATCTGCTGAGACAAGAAGCCTTTTTTATCATCCATGTATGTTGAATGATGAATAAAATAGTCTTCATCTCCTGCTTTGCTATCTAACCACTCATTAATCCAACTGTAGGGATTTCGTGGTGGGTTGTATGAGAAGTACACCTTTACTTCCTTACCTTCGATTTCTTGACGAATGAAAGTATCTTCAACAATATCGATGTCTTCTACACCTGCAAATTCTGCTGCTTCCTCGAACCATAGTGCCATTACGTAACCTTTAGCAATCTTCGCTGACTTAAGTTTCAAGGGATCGTCGCAACCGTAAAAGTAAAAAGCAGTATTAGTTTTCTTATGCCTGATAATTAAAGGAGATTTACCGAAGTAAAACTCACTCTCTACACCAAGCATATAAATAGCCCATTTGATTTGCTCATAAATAGAAGTAGACAGGTACTTACCGACTTTCCTCAAGCAAACTACATTACCTTGTTCATCTTCTAGAAAATCAGTTATAAGCTTCATTGAGATAACAGACGACTTCATGGAGGAACGTCCACCCTTTGCGACGATATGCGACTGTTCTGCGAGCCATAACGAGTAGAAATTGACATTCATCAAGTCCATGATATTAACTGTCTTGGTCATTTTCCATCGCCTTTCTCATGGCTTCCTTGTCGTTTACAATGATGACTTTACCACCGTTACTATTATCGTCAGTCAGTTCTTTTATTTCTGCTCTCATCTTCTCAACGTGTACCTTTTGTACTTCCATCTGCATTTTATGGCGTTCTTCTTCAATTTGGCGTTTAAAGTTGTCAGGAACTAAGTCGAAATACTGAGATAGTTTGTCTAGAGCCTTCATTTTGTCAGCAAGCTTAACTGATATACCGTCTTTTCCTTGTTTAACTTCAGTAATAATAGAACCATCTACCAAATCTGCTTCTTGTAAATCAACGAAATTCATCATTCTAGTGAATTGATTACCTTCATCATCTTGAAACTCAACTTCTCTTTGCCCAAAGGTCACATAGTTAGTAATATCAGCAAAAGCAATCTTAATGTACTCTTTCAGCACATCCATTGCTTCCACAAATACATTTTCAACTAGCTCGCCCTTAAGCTCTTTTATATAGGAAGAAACTCGTTCACGCCTTAACAATCGACTCGCCTGTACATGAGCGCCGTCTTTGGAGTATCCAGCCTTTAGTGCAGCTTGCGTGCCATTGAAGTATTTCACGTAATATAAACAAAAGAGCCTTTCCTTTTCGGTCAGCTCTTCATCTTCTAAAATCTCTTTTAATTTTTCTTTCGTTTTGGGATTTTTAACATTAGTAACGCTCCTTTTCGCAATAGTAACGTTACCATTCATTTGCTCATCCCATTTATCTTGTGATTTCCACTTCCTGATTTGCGAAGGCTTGAGGTTTAACTCAGTTGCAATATCAATAAGTGGCTTCTCACCTTTACTTGTTTTATATATTTCAAATGCTTTATCACGATCTGGGCTTCGTTGCCTAGCCATATTCACCACCTCGCGGTAATCCCTAATTTAGTATTGAAATTCTCTGAAACTCATTGTATTATATTTTTGTGTTTTTCTCTTTCCTAATCCGAGAAGACATCATCACTTTTGAAAAGGACCCGAACTCCAGCGGGTTCTTTTTCAAAATAAAGACATCCACTAGATGTGCACTTCATGTTACTATAGTTAAGCTGTATTAATTCAGATTGATATGTAGGTGAGACTAATGGAAAATAAAGAACATGAACAAAAGTATGATGTAAGTAAAATATACACATACAAAGAACATCCTGACAAAATCAGTGGTCGCTGTGATAATTGCGGAAATACCGCATTCAAAAGTTCCGTTAAAGATTTTATCTATATAAGAGAATGCCGTAAATGCGGTATGAAGAAAAGTATCTAGCCCCAGGTAGGGCTTTTTTCTTTATGCAATTAAGCACTGTAATTGTTCAGCTATCTCATTAAATAACTGTTGCCCTTTTTCTGGATATCTTTCTAACCCACCATCAGCAAAGTATTCACCTTCACTATTTATCATTTCAATTAGAACTTCACCCTTCTCCCAAACTTGCAAAGAGAATGCCACACATGATTCGAATTCTTTTAACGCTTCTTCTCTGTCTGCAGTTGCCAACATAATATCCGTATCAGCATGGTCCCACATCATAACTGTATAGATCAGCACGAAATCACCTCAAAAGAATCATATTTTAAAAAAATCATAACGAAAATTAATTTATACAGGGAAATTAATAATATATTCATCTAGTTTTCTATTTAGTTTACATAATTATTGTTATCGGCAGTTCTTAAAAACCGATATTGCGGGAAATCATTGATAATACTAACTTCCTGTAACATATAATTCCAGTTCTTTATGCAAGATTTTATACACAACGTAGTTTAGCGGGTTTTCAGCACCTAATCACCGTTATTTCCTGCATAAACTTCACTTTGTTAACTATCTCTATTTTCGTTCGTTGTGTTCGTTTGTTTTGTTAGACCGCTTTTTAAGATATTCAGCAAACTTAGTTCTCACTCTTTCAAGCGCTTCCTTGCGTTCAACTGCTCTATCTCTTTCGCTTGTTATATCATAAGGACCATCAGCAGGATCAGGATAAACAATCTCATCACAAATCTCCAAGAAGTAATCACCATCAATCTTTCCTTGTAACCACATCTTTGCATACATATTAAGATCGTCTAGTTTCTTCTGTTGTGATTGTGTTAACTCCATCCCCTTCACCCTTTCTCCCTAAATGCAACACATTTGCGTTTATCTTTCCTTAACAACAAACAAGACGCCACCCAGATCACGGCAGCGCCTACGATAATTGCTATTGGTTTAATCATTAAATGTAAACAAGTAATTTTCAATCTCGTCTAATGAGTCAGCAAAAGCAAAACCAGTAATACGAATACCTTTAGCGAATTTATGGTTTAATTCTGCATCATATGTTTTTTCGTAATACTTTAGTTTATCTGCAATGTTTGCTTTACCATTAATAATAATCTCTGGTTCCGCAAATCCTTCCATCTCGACTTGTACACCAACATAATCTGCCCCAGAACTAAGAGCAAGGTTAAAATACTTCTCTAAATTTTTAAATGTTAAATCCATATACTTACCCTCCTAACCAAATGTCCATTTTGTTCAACTTCACGTTTAATGTGTAATTTCTATATAACAAAGAAAAAAGCACCCATTATGGATGCTTCATTTTACATTTCTAAATTAACATATAGTTCTGGTATTTCATCCCCGCCATACTTTAACGTATAGCCGTGAATGGTATAATCTCTCCCTTTAATCGAAACTGAATTTGTCGCTTCAAGGATAGCCATAAGTCCAGCAACATCCTCAGTTGTTGTAACTAATATCTTTTCCCAATCCAAATTTCTATAAATGACTTTCATGCAATTCCCTCCTCCCCTACTCTATCTATTCGACAGAATAAAAGAATATCCTACAAAACAAAAAGCCATCACCGAAGTGACAGCTCTAAAGGGGATGGGAGAAACATTTACGAAAGGGGAATTTCGCAATCATTTCAAGGCTGAGTACTCTCAACCTTCTCCAAGCCACCGCATCATGTAATGTTTTAGCTCTTATTAGCTACGCGCTTTACGTTCGGTGACTAGGAGAAGACTAAGAATCTTCTCATTTTAAGTCCGTGGACCCGAGAGCTATGGTGTAACTCTCTTATAAAGGTTTTTTAATTTTTATCAAGACGTATGTGTTTATTCCGACGCCTTGTTTGAACCAATATACAAGGAGGACAGTAGACTGTCTATATTGGCTCAAACAAAGAGCGGAAGCTCTCTGCTCGTTTAGACCTATTTTTTTTAAAAAAATCCAGTTCATTCAATCGAACGAACCATCACCACATTTGTAAAGCGATCCATCTCGAAATCAAGAACTTTGAAGTAGTTTCCGCTACCTCTCAGTAATAATAGTGTATCACCTATTTATCAAGAACAGTGTGTCATCGTTGTGGCATGATTGTGGCTTCTTTTCATTTTGCTACTCACTCTTCTAATATGGTCATAGCTATAGCCAAGTTCACTAGCAACCTGTTTTAAATTGAATCCCATTACATCACGTAAATAAATAATCTGTTGTTCTAGCCCTTTCTTCTTACTCATAATAAACTGCGCTTCTCCCATTAATCCTTTCTTATCTGCAATACGTTGTTTTAATCGCTCCGACTTCTCCATAATACGGTCATGACGACCAGCTATCTCATCTAAAGCTAACGGGATTTGGCCACCTGTTACACGGTCCTTGCTATAGTCTGTTACTCCATTGAACTTAGGAGCATTCATATGCATATTTTTCATTAAGTATTTGTGCTCTAATTTAAGGTCCTTTAACTCAACTTCCATTAATTCGATTTCTTCGCCTAAGTTTTGATAAATGTTTGTCATGGTAAATCCCCCTATTTCGAATTTTGTTTTTTAACATCACATCAGGTACGTGAAATTTTACTATCTCTTTGTTGAATAAGGGAACGATGCTTACAATACAGCCCCCACCACACTGTGAAGCATTGTTCCGCTATCCATTAAGCTGTTTTCTTCTTAGGTGTTATACCAACGCTAAACTGCCACCCGTCATTTAAACGATCCATTAACTCTTGATACGTAAATACATCAAACAACCAAACTTTTTGCTTATCTCCAAACCCCGGTTCTCTTCGAAACAACATATATTCTTGTGTACCTTCGTATCTTTTTATATCGCTCACCCCTTTATGATCTTGTCCATTCACCTAACTTCTTGTCCCAGATCACAACAATTAACTCCTGTTTGTTTAAGTACTCCCATAACTTCTTACGTAACGGGAACCCCTCGTTTATTGCCTTCTTATGACCTTTCACATCAACCACTTCTACATGCCCATCTGAGTATGTTACTTTAAAGTCTGGTGTAAACTTCATAGCAGCCTTTTTCGACTTCCCTGACTTCGTTATACTGCTCTTAATCTCAAAAGATGGTATAAGAGTGAAAGAGGGATGACACTCTATGTGACTGACATCACCCCTGCTCTTCAAGTACTTGTAATAGTTCATTTCTGATTGTGAATCAAAGTTTATTCCGTCATAAGTCACTTTCTTCTGTTTAATCCGTGGCGCATTCTTTTTCTTAGCTGTTGTCTTTCTTTTTCTAATCAATTATTAACCTCGCTTTCTATTCCATCTGCTCTTTACACTCTTCAAGAAAATCAATAACTTCCTGTACATGCTCCTTTGTTGTCATACTCTCCATTACGTATCCCTCATCGTTATAAACATTGACCTTATTCCCTGTAAACTCCATTCCACACATTCCATCTGCACCTAATAGCTTTACGTTACCTTCCACTCTTTTAACCTCGCTTTCTATTAAAAGGATTATTTTGTTGAGTTTTCTACTTTTCTAAAATGTGTTTCAAAGAAGGTATTATCTGCCCCTTTATAACAACGTCTTATAATGTGTCGTTCATTAAAATCATTCGTTACCCTTAATGCTTTTAATAGTGTCCATGGATCTTCGAATGTCGTCGTGTAGTGCCTTGCATGATAAATCTTCCCTTTTGTAAAAACTCTCTCCCCTGCATGTTTCCCACCTTTTTCTTTATCAGGATTCATATATGCATCTTCAATGCAAATTACTTTCATCCCCTCTACCTCCAACTGTTATATTTATCTATTTTTAATTCACTTTTTCTTTTCAATTCGATTAGAAATTTCTTCACACTATCATCTTTACATTCTTTTATTTCTTCATTTAAAATTTCTATTTTGTCTTTATGAGGTTGTATTAAAATATCTACCCATGTCATTCCTCTACCCCCTGTATAAAACTCAATATTCCGTCAATACTGTAGACAACCCATTAAGTTACTTTCTCCTTGTTCCCCCTTGGAGATGAGCAGTTAGCTTTTGCTAGCTGCTCTTTTATGCTAATTCACTTGTAATTAAAACCGTTTGATTTTCGTGATCGAGGAATTTATCTACGAAACTATATAAAGACAACTCTTTGTATTCTTCTAATTGAGCAACTGCGTTTAAAAATTTACCGAATGCAATTTCTTTTGTAACCTCTATAATATCCCCTTCATCAATAACGCTTTGTGTCCCATCACCTGCAACTTCTTTCGCATATACTGTGTACGCTCTACCTTTTGTTTCTGCCGCTACTAATGCCCAATATTCGTGATTATTAAATTCAAAGTATTTCATATCCATCATATCCATTCCCCTTTTCTACAAAATGAAATTTTTATACTAATCTTCCTCAAGTACTGCAACCGTTAAGTAATTTCTAGCCTTCTTCCGATTTGCTAACTTCCTTTGATAAGCTGGTGTTGTATAATAACGAACTGTCGCAGGAAGTACGCCCATATGTTGAGCGCATTCCTTTGCAGTTCCAATACATACGAATGATTCACCTTTATAAACGACGTACTCCTTTAAGTTCAATATTCAACTCTCCTTTTCTATAAAATGAAGTTTTTGTATAGTCTTCTAGTCAACTAGTCACTTTAATTTGCCGTAATCTTATATTCGTGATGAGAACTCCCCCTAATTAAGAGGGTGTTCTCATTGATTCCATATGTTTTCTCCAAAACTCAGCCATCCTAAAAATGTCACCAGCGACCATTGAATCTTCTCGTACCTCATTAGGAATGACGTCCCAATATTCCAACAGAGTCATTATGTTGCCGTTCAATAAATACGCCTTATAAGCCACTGACTCTCGTTCTTTATCCTTATACGGATAAGATACAACCTTTACTACAGATAAAATGTCATAATCAGTTTTCTTTTCTATAGCTTCCTGCAATAGTTGCGGCACCTCTTTTACAGACACTTCAGTTTCTGTTCCTTCTTTAATTCCCATGGTCCCATCTCCTTTTAAATTGCTTACTTTTCCATTTCTCTAGATAATGCACAAATCCTTTCTGCTATAACTTTTATTCACTGTAAATACAAACTTTAAATTGTTTTATATAAGCAGACTTCCTAGGTCTGGAGCGTAATAATAGTTATGGTAGGGATGTTGAGTAGGTTTTGTTATTTTAACGTCTTCAACTAAATTCTCAGCAAGTATACTATCACCCTTAAATATCCAAATCTTTCTATATTCGTTGTATTTAATAGTCACTTTCGTAACCTAACCTGTATTTTTATCAAAATCTATAGAAACAACATTGTACTCCTTACCTAACAAATTAAACTTTGGTTGCTTCATTTTTCTCTCCCCTTTTCGATTAAAATAACGCTTTGGTTTAGTTTTCTTTAACTTCAATTTCATCTGCACAATCTTCTAAGTTACTAGCAATGTAATAAGCATCATCTAAATATGTTGTATTGATTACAATTGTGTGTGTCTTTGTGGCGATTAATATCGCGCCACCTTCGTTCCCTTCATCATCCATTTTTAATTTGTTAACTTTTATATCCATCTTCAACAACTCCATTTCTTAATAAAATTCAAATTTGGTCTTACTTTGTCCCTGTACTCCCAAACCCGTGATTTCCTCTTTCTGAATTCGATAGCACATCCACCTCAACGAAATTAGCTGTTACAACCGGAGCAATAACCGCTTGCGCAATACGATCACCTTTTAATATTTCGTACGTCGTACTCTCGTATGTTTCTGGGTCACCATGAACATCATTACATCCGTAATCTTCATTACCTTTAGGTGATATATTCTCAATAATCACCCCAACTTCACCCCTAAAACCGCTATCTATCGTTCCCAGAACCACACGTAATTTAGTTTTACGAGAAATTCCGCTTCTTGGTCTTATTTGCATTTCATATCCCGGTGGTAATTCGAATGCCAAACCCGTTGGAATTACTTTTGTTTCTCCTGGTTCAATGAATGTGTCTTCCGCGGACACAAGATCGAATCCAGCATCTCCTGGTTTTGCATACTTTGGTATTTCTATATCTTCAAAACGTTTAATTTTCACTCGTAAATTCATTCCGTCCCACTCCTTATAAGTAACTTTTCAATTTCTCTTTCTGTTTCTTCAACACTTCCAACGAAAGCTTTGTCTTCCGCTTCTCGTTATCTAATCCAACCAAGTGATATTCCATTTTACGAATTTCACTCTCTACTACCTCAAGTTCGCTTTGCACCTGCACCGCGGTTTCTTTCTTCATGCGATCCCTCCTAGAATCCTAATTCTTCTTCAAACTCTTTCCTCTCGAATCCAGCAAGTACCCTTCCGTTAGGGAATACAGTTACTGGCGCCGCACTATATCCGTAAGTATCAAACTCTTTTCTGTACTCTTCCTTTTCCTCTATGTTTCTCTCTTCAAATTCCACCTCTGCTGCCTTTAATCCAAATTTCACATGCATACAGTTAGGACAATTATTTTTCGTGTAAACAATGATCTTAGTTGCCATTTTGTTTCTCTCCTTTTGCTTCCGCTAATAGTTGAGTTATTTCGTAAGTTCCATGCTCTGTATATGTCATTGTTATTCCTCCTCAATAGTTATCTTACTGTCATATAATTCACGCTCTAGAGATTTAATCTCCTTAGTTAATTCGTAAGCTTCCTGCCACTTGTAATCTGGTATTCTGCTAAGTTCTTTGTATTTTTGAATAACACAAAAGGCTTTAAACTTATTAACGTAATCCATTAGTTACATTCCCTAGTTTTCGCGAAAGGTTTCGTCTCTGGAAGTACAACATAGCTAACTCTCTAGCCATATCTTCTTTTTCGTTTTCAAGTATCTTACCTTCCTTACAAAGTCTTTCTAGTTTTAAAATCCTACTTTGTACTTTTACAAATCTTCTTCTTGTGAATATATCCATCATTATTCTTCCCCTCCGTGATCCCCTATGATATCGTCCAACCCCGCTGCGATCCCCTCATAAACTGTTACCATCCCTTTATGGAAAGCAGATAGTGCTAAATCACCCTTTTCATACGCTCCATCTGCTAGTTCTTTGTTCAACTTCGCTTCTTTCCATAGATTATCTGTGTACGCTTTAATTGCTTCTTTCATCTTTATCCGCTCCTTTTAGTAATTCTGGATTCTCAAACTTATTTCCAACCACTTCAGCCCAATGTCTCATTCTGTGAAGGTACCAACCGCCACAACATAATTCCATTAACTCGTTATATCCAACCTCATAAATTCCATCTATATCAATTGAACCTTGGAATGGGTGACCGCTAATTTGTACGATATCTCCTTCATAAATCTCCTTATCTTTCTTGTCTTTTAAGCCTGTGTACTGCATATAAACAACATCTTCTTGAGTGAAAATTTCATTTATATTCCCGTTGAATGTAGGCTCTAACATCCCTGTTTTTTTACCGTACCAACCACGAAACTTAATCTCTCTCATTCTCCCCATCCCTTTCCAACAGCCCCGCCAGTTCCTCGCAACTCCCTTCAAACAAGTCGCGCCCATCCGGTAGCTTGAATATGTGATTATCGATTAATTTGTTGATTAAAACGTCTTGCTCCATGTTGCCTCCTATTCAAAAATCGGTAATTCAGTATCTATATGAACTGCCTTTCCACCAATAATTCTGATATCTAAAGTTTTTTCTTGTTTCTCGTTATAATCCATTTTGAAGATAACTACAGCATTGTTGCATGTGTACACGAATTCATCTCCAACTTCCATTTGTTCACCATTCAACTCTTCTGTGAGAGCTTTGAAAAACACATCTAACTCTTTCATTTCATTACCTCCCTAGCTGATTTGTTTCTTTTTCGCACTTCCACGCTTGTCCTTTGGCTTTGTCGCTGCTAAATATGGGTGCATTCCTCTTTCAACCCTTTTATAGAAACAAATATCATTTATTCCATTTTCTCTAGCTAATTCTATATACGCTGAATGACCCTTAGGTTTCATGGCCGCATCGCGAGGTAGCATTCCCTCTCTAATTCTTCTGTAGTAAGTTGAAGCGCTTATCCCGTTTTGTCCAGCAATCACAAGCATTCGTGTATTGTTATCTTTCTTATTTCTCTGTTTCACCGGATCGGTTATAGCTCGTTCGATATCCCAATCGTACAAATCCACTCTTTGATTCACGTTTTTTCTAGAGATTCCGTTTTTCTCTGCTTTTTTATAATCTTCTTCTGTAAGAGAATTGGCTTTTGTTTTCCTTAATCTCCCTGTTTTTTTAGGAGGAATAGTTGCCGCTTCTTCAGGTGTCCATTTTCGGACTGTCTTTTTGGTCATTCTTGCATGAAATGTTCGGTAAGAAATTCCGTTTTTTTCTGCAATTTCAATGTATTTCTTATATTTTTTCAAAAACAATCCGTTCTGCAATGGCTCGTTAATTGCTTGTTCTACAGTCTTTCCTCTATAATGAATTCGCTGATATACCACTTCTTTGCTAATTCCATTCTTCGCAGCTATTCTAAAATCTTCATCAGTTGGTACCGGCATATAAACCGTCATTCTATACCCTCCTAATCCAATGCCATTATTTCTTCCCTTGTCCGCTCGGAACGTTTTATCTCAATCTTCTGAATACCTTTGCCATGTTCTTTCACCGCTGCATTCCATGCTTCACTCTCCGTATTAACATCGAACCAATCAATACGTTGCTTATCTTCCTTGTCATAGAATTCCACAGCGTATGTCGTTATGACGGGTGTCTTTGCTAGGAATCGCTCTGCCGTACTTGTTGCTGTGTAATTGAAACTTCCCACAACATCCTCTAGTGTTAGTTGTTTCATGCCCCTAACCCCATCGGACGCGATTTAATAATATTTTTATCTGCCTGATCCATAATCAAAGCGGCAATTTCTAATTGATGTCTCCCTAACTCTTTTGCAATTTCAAGGATTCCTTTGTCTTCCTTCCACATTTCTTGCAACCTGATAACTTCGCTTTCATCAAACAACAAGTCCAAATCTTCTAAAGCGATATATAAGTTACGACGTGACTTTTTCATGTATTTTTTCTCTTGCAAAACCATCGTGTAATTTTCTTTATCTACTTCCGTTTCAAGCTTTGGCATCATTACCACTCCCTCAAATTCCGCCTTTATCTAAATCTTTCATATCCCTTAGTTGTATTTTCAAAATGTTTATAATTTCTGTTGTTGAGTTATAAGCGTTTCTCCACCTCATGCATGATGCTTCTGCTTGCGCTTCCGCTTTCCTATGCTCGCTTGCTGCAAACTCCGCTTGCATTTCACGCTCTTTTGCTGTTCCGTTTGGATTGTAAGTAAAGCATTTCGATATTGTTTCTTTCCGAATCGCTTCAGCCATTTTCCAATCACTAAGCGCCGCTGCATGTAATTTACCTGTCAGCGAGAGGATGTCTCCGTATATTTTTAACTTTTGCAGCAAGTCACCAGGTAAATTTTCATTCAGCGCCGCTGCCCTTGTGTACAGATCCTTCAATTTTTCTGCATCTTTATCCATTTCTCATCACCCTTACGCTGCCGCATTAATTCCGCGTTGCATCATGTAATCCATTAAGTACTCATTCATTTTGTTTCTGAACCTTTCTTCAAAGAAGTAACTAAGCTTGTCCATTCCGTCAGCAAAGGTAATTACCTTTCTTTCGAATACAAGATACTCAATTAACAGCCAAGTACTAATGATTCCGTCCTTTTTTGCTTCTGTATACATATCCATAACCGTCATAGCGTTACACTCCTTTTTCGAGGAATAAGTTTGTTTTCTTAACGAACTGGAACGGCAATGTTCCTACGAATCCGTTTCGGTTCTTCGCAATGATTAGCTCCACATCGTGAATGTCTTGCGCTTCTCTTTGTTCTCTGTCAAAGTAAGCTGGGCGATGCGGGAAGATAATCACATCTGCAATCTCTTCTATACTCCCTGACTCCCTGATATCAGACATCGCTGGCGCTTTGTCCTGCTTACCTTCTACCGCACGATTTAACTGTGCTACGAGGATAATAGGCACGTTAAATTCCTTCTGCATGTCTTTCAGTTGTTTCATGATGTATGTAAACTTCAAATGGTTGCTGTCAAAGGATTCATCAATGTCTACATGTCCTAAGTGATCTATCGCAAATAAGTGCTTTTTACCCGGATTTTCGTTTACAGTTTTGCGAATCACCGCGCGGATCTCGTTAATTCCCTTTTCGGAACGAACGTTTATATTAAGTTCTGCAAGTTCTCCGCATGCTTTGTGGTATTTCTCCCAATATTCTTGGCGACCATTAAAGAATTTGTTTGGATTGTTCATTGTAGCGACTGGAATTTTCCCTTCTGTCGCAATCCATCTGTCAATGATCTTTGTTTCATCCATTTCACACGAGAAGAATGTTCCCATATAATCTTTGCTTGCTTTTGCTCCGCGTCTCATCGTTTCTAATACAAAGGCTGTCTTACCAACCGATGGTCTTGCAGCTACAATTATTAAATCTGATGGTTGCCAACCGTCTAATGCTTTGTTAATACTCGTAAACCCTGTTGGCGTTCCGCTCAAGCCTTGTTCCGGCATTTGACTATGTTGTTGTACCCTCATTTGTAACTTCTCTTTAAACGAAGGCTGTGGCTTTATAGTGGCAACTTGAACGTTATTAATCTTTGAAATTAGTTCATTCAGTTGCTTAGAGTTGTGTACGAACTTCGTTTTGTCTTTAAAGTTCTCAACTTCTTGCAAAGCTTCTTCAATCGCTACAAACTCGATCATCTTATCTTGCGTAAATTTGAAGTTATGACTAAGAACTCCCAATCCATAAACGTTACTTAATGTATTTACACCGCCGAACATTGCCATTTTGTTCTCTCCTACTTGAGCAAGAGAATTCATATCAGCTGGCTTGTCCTCATCACGTAGTTCCTTCATGACTTTAAATAAGCTTTTGTTGTGTGGATTCATATAATGCTTCGGTTTTAATCGTGTTTCATCTATTAAACTGTTATCTCGCATCATCATACTGAGACTATGACATTCGTTTTCATAATGAACCTGGTACTTATCCATCCGTTACACCTCAATCAAGTAAATTATCAATAGAATAGTTAGCTGTTTGTTTTGGTTTATCAGGTACTGATGACTTAGGTTGTTCTACATATTCGAGATAGCATTCGTTATTAAAGAAGGTAGAAGCATGTTTTATAAATTTTGTTTCCGTTCTGTTCCTTTTAATGTGATCTGCATATCCTTTTACACCAGACATAATAATTTCAAATGAATGTTTTTTTATAGCTACATTGAAAGACTTATATCCTTGTTTCTTATCAATCTTTTTAGGATAGGTTTTCCAAAGGTTTTCAAAGTCTTCAGAATAACTATCACTCACGTTTTTACGTGGGTTATTTATTGTTAATTTAGTTTTGTTAAGATTAGTATTGTTAGTGTTCATCTCCTGAACAAGGGCTTGTTCATCTCCTGAACCACCCTTGTTCATCTCTTGAACCACCTTGTTCACTGGTTGAACAAGGGTACCAACATCATTGATGAAATAAATGTTGGAAGCATGCCCTCCATCTTCGCTATTTCTCTTTTCTTTAGAGATATATCCAAGATCAATTAATACTTTGAGCGCATTTAACACTGTATTCTTAGACATCTTTACTTTCTTACCAATTGTCGATAAAGAAGGAAAGCAACTGCCCGTTTCAATATTGGCGTGACGACAAAGTGACATGTAAACTGCCATTTCTTTATGTGTCAGCCTTTCGTCATCCACTATTTCGTTATCTATCATGAAAAATCCGTATTTACGTCTATCCTTTAAAGTCATTAGTCCACCTTCTTCATCCAACATTCATAACTCACTAAGTCTTCCATTCCTGTGAATCGAACCTTGTCTCTTCCTCTAAATTTACCTTCATGATGGAAAGTCTTTTCAGCTCTATATACTTTCTTGATTGGCGTTATATAGTCATAACCTCGTTTCTCTAAATCACGAACTGCTGTTAACATCTCCTTCATTGATCCACGCCTTACAGGTATCTTAAACATCAATCTTCACACCTTTCACATTTGGCTATACCGTCATTTACTTCCAAAACCTTATATCCGGGATAACGCTGTGGTATGCGATTCAGATACCTGCAAGCGTTCCTCATAATTTCTTGTTCATTTATTGTGCCCTCATAAACCCACGCTGGGAGGACGACATTTGATATAACTTTTTTATTCAGCATGGGCTTCAACTCCTTAGCTTGTTTGCTCTATCGGTTCAACTTTTTCTTTTGATTCTTCTGTTTCCGCTTGCTTAACCCACTTCGTTAACTTTTTAATTACTTCATCAGCCTGTGTTTTTGTTAATTCAGTAATTTCTGTAACACTTAGATGACCTTTTATCGTATCCTCATCTACTTTCCGAAGAGTAGCGAGCTTTTTGATGTTTAATTTAATTACTCCGACTTGTTGTGAAGACACTGGATCTTCTTGTATTTCTGGTAAGTCCTCACCAGCGTAGATGTACAATCCTAAGCCGTGTAAGGCGATTGCTTTAACTAAGCAACGTTGGATACTTGTATTAATGTCGAAGCTGTTAGGCTCTGCGATAGGCTTATTTTGGTTGTTAAGTATCGGATGAATCTGACTGAGTGGTAATCCTTGTACAGTTACTTCAACTTCTACAAAGTAACCACAATCCGTTTTAAGGTACGGTACACCATCAAATCGCTTTACTTCCCAAGTTGCTGTTGGATCTACTTCACGAAGTTTCTTAACTGCCCACGCCCATGATAAGTAGCTAAAGCGACCTTTCTTTTCGACATGTTCCGAACAATCTATTTGAGCTAATTTAGAAAAGTAATTTTCAGTTGTCATATGAATCTCCCTCTCTTTTAAAATGGCGCTATTTCTACTTGTTTACTAGCTTCATACACTTCCATAAGCGACTTTAATCCGTATTCATAAGCTACAACCAAAGATGCAGCGTTAGGATCTTTACTTTGCTTATATCGTTCAACTAAATTCATCATGATTTGAATTTCAGCTTCAATTTTGTTTTGTAGGCCCATCTTATTCACCTGCTACTTTCTCTGTAGAATGAGACTTTACATATTTCGTAATGCACTCTGTTTCTGCGTGTAAGTAATCTCCACCGAAGTCTAAGCAACTTTCACCGAAGTATATTTCACCTTCGCAACCGCAACATAGTTCAATGAAGTCTCTAGCTGATGAATCGTGATGATTACCGATTAACATTCCGTTTTCAACCATTTCCACATTCCTCCTTATTTACTGGAAGAAACGACCGTGTTATAATAGAGGTACAAATTATTGCGTCGTTTCATCAACCAGTCGATTAGGGGTAATCGACTGGTTTTTATTTTGTTTTGATGCTTTCACGCATCGGAATATCCAGGAACCTTTCAATAAGGTGGGGACCAACATTAGGTTCCTGAATATTCCGACAAGCGAAGGCTTGTCCTATTTAGCTAAAGTAATAAACTCCTTATGCATTTCCTCAACCTTATCTGCGCTGTTATGTATCCCTCTAGCTCTTAAATCCTTTATGATCCATGCAAGTTTCTTTTGTTCGTATTCATCACGCTGCTGTTTATCCATCATTTTTCATCCTTCATCAGCTGTTTTATACTTTTGTAGTTCAATCCTACAAAGATGAGAAATACAACCAATACCATGAAATATGAGTATGTGCTTTCTTCCATTGTTTACACCGCCTTCTGTTCTTGTTCTTTCTTCAGTCGGTCTATGATGTAGGCTTGTCCTTTTGGTGTTACGTATGTTGTTGTCCATGTGAATGGCTCTCCACTTGGTTTCTGTTTAACACCTTGTGCGATTTCAAAGTATCCTTTTTCAACAGCTGATTGAGTGGGTTCAGTGGATCGCTTGAACATTAAGTTCCAATCTCTAAGTTTTGCGAATAACTGACGCTGGCCAATCTTGATATTGTGTTTTGCTGCTAACTTAGCAACCTCACTCACTTTTAGTGATTTATCTGATTGCATACATGCTTCTGCGAAGACTACAAGTGGTTGTTGCTGCACGATTTGTTGTTGCGCTGCTGCAAGCTTTTCTTTCTCTTCTTTTAATTTAGTGAGAATGCCGATTGCGAATTCTGGATTTGTTATTGCTTGTTCCAGGACTTGATCTGTCATGTATGCTCCGTGTTTTCTAATAGAAGGAAGCACTTCACTTGTTACCCACTTTTTGAATGATTTTGCTTGTGGTTTACGTGATCGTAAGATTGAAGAATATAGTCCAGATTCATTGATAACCGTTAATTTTTGCACTCCTTGAACGGTCTGTATATTATGCAGACCCTTTTCATCTTCATCTAATGTTCTTGTCATTGAGCTTGCTTCGCTAAAACCTAAAATGTCAGATACATCTTTTGCTACAAACCAAACGTCTTCACCTTGCACTACCGTTCTGACTTGTCCGAATTCTTCATTATTGAAAACCTGTAATTGATTCATTCCCTTTCCTCCTCGTTCACGTTTCGTGAACATTTAATTAAAAAATAATAGTTAACTTTTCGTTAACCTTCTACTAATTCATCGACCGCAACTCCATATAATTTAGATAGTAAGCCTAGTCTGTATAAGCTTGGTTGCCTCTTACCTGATTCAAGTTGCGAATAAGCAGACTTAGTTGAATACCCGAGGTACTCGCCAACATAAGCCTGATTGTAACCACGATTCTTTCGTAACGCTTTGGCTTTTTCTATATTTAATTTCATGTTTATCACCTTTGTTCGTTTCGTTAATTTGATAATAACATGACGTTCACTATTTGTGAACCCTTAAATTTAATTTTCTTTAAAAAACTTAAAAAGGTTGTCTTTGAGTGAACTTTTCTGTTACATTTTAAATATATATTGAATATTAATATTCAATATATAAACACAATAGATAGTGGTTTATGTGATTGTTATAAAGGAGAGAAAACAAATGAATTACCGACTAATTAGCAAGAGAGTTAAAGAAATCAGGACTGAAATACTCAAAATGAGTCAATCTGAATTCATTAATGCGCTTGGACTAAAAAGTAAATCAGCAGTTTCTATGTGGGAAAACGAAGAAATGGATAAATGTCCATCAAGAAAAACTTCTTTAGATATAGCTAAACTCGCAAATGTATCTGTAGCTTATGTACTTGGAGAGTCTGATGAAAAGAATCCTATTACAAGCGCTCAAGATGAATTCGAAGAACTAATAACTCAATTTAGAGAAAAAGATCCAGAAAAACAAAAAGAAATTATGAAATTATTTAAAGACTTAATGAAAATAACAGGCGATTGATAGCTTTAGAAGCTAACGATCGCCTGTTTCATTTTTAATATAATTTCTAGGGATTTTTCATCACCTTCTTGTGCCGCTTTCATAACCTCTAATAATTGTGATTCAAATTCTTCTACTTCTGTTGCTACCACGTTTTCTAAGTTCTCTTTTTTCATCCCTAAAACCCCCATTTGTATAGTTTGTGAATCGATTCACAATGATTACCTTTTTGCGTGTTTTTCTTCAAAAATAGGATTTCCCCAAAAAGCACAAATGGCATTACCTCAATGAGAGGTAATGCCATTTAAATATATATTATTATAATCAGCCAGCTCCGCCGCCGCCTGGATCTTCCATATACATAATAATTTCAGAAGCAGCTGTTTGTTTCGGTTGCTCCTTTACGTCAGTTGTTTGAGTGTTAATTAATAACCCTCCAAGAACCACTAACGCAGGTAAAATCGCTAAGATTTTCTTCAAGAAAACTTCACCTACCTTTGAGTATATTATACCATTTTTTCAAAGGATACCCAAGTATTTTTTGGGTAGTTGCGTATAAAATATATTGCCGTGTTCTTCAAATTCCTTTAACGATTTCTCTATCAGTTTTCTCTCATCTTTAGCAATTCCCATGTAACATAGTTGGAACGCTGACAGTTTCCCATTTTCTTTTTCTAATCCATTTAAAATCTCAATAGCCTTCTCTTTATTTCCTTTTTTTATTTCCAGAAACGCTATTTCTGCTGGATCAGCAAGATATAAATTTTCCAAATCTTTTCCGTGATATAAATTAAGAAAGTTGAGCGTATTCATAATGCATCTCTTTTTATTTTCCATCTTGTCATTAAAGGTATCGCCAAGAGCATGTAACGCTTTCTCTAAATACATTTTAGCCTTATTATAATCTTCAAATATGTAAGACTCTCCAAGGACATTCAATGCACTCGCTTGTGGGATAGGGTACTTACCTGGTTCTCCAAGGTACTTCATTAAATAAGATGCATATTCTCTTGTCTCTTTTATCTTACAAAGAGAAAGGTATGTAGCATGTATACTTTCGTTAATTTTTATAGTGAAACTTTGTCTTAAAAATTTTTCTTTTTGTGGAATTTTATTTTCAATTTTTTCTTTAACATCACATGCGTAGCTAGATAAGAAACGGAAATCACTTATATCATATATTCCGTAGCAATAAATGATGTCTAAAAGTATACTCATTTCAGTACTTTTTATAGTTTTTTTCTTTTTCTCTACTTCTGTTAATAGTGATTTACCTACAAGATTTTCTTTACTTCTTCTATATAAAACACGATAAACTTCAGCCCATTCTTTTGTAACATCATCTTTCGACAACTCGGCTTTTTTTATTAACGTTTCTAATAAATCGAATTCACCTCTAGCATGAACAAATTCCAAACCTATTTTCAAATTCTTATTACCTTTTATTTTATTACAATACTCAAACAAACAAGTTCTTCTTAATTCAGGATTATATTTGTAAAGATGCATCAATGTTTCTGAAAAATACTGAAAACTAAATTGCGTTTTCCCGTTGAGATAGTAAGAAACCTTCTTTTCGTTGATTCCAAGTCGTACCGCTAACTCTTTATTAGTGATACCAGCAGCGAATAAATCATCTTTCATTTTAATCAATAATTTCTGCACTGTTTTGCTCCTCCTTGCCGGAACAAAAGACACGTTATACCCATTTATTAACTTTTAAGGAAAACGCGTCACTACATTCAAAAGATGTGTTATAATTTATGTAAGACTTGCAGTAAGTGTTTTCCCTAGCGCATTAGGGAAAGCGGTATAAGAGTGCGCTAACACTACTTATACACGCTGTGAGTCTTTTTTACGTCCGTTTTTAGTTGTTTTCATAATAACACATTTTTCCCAAAATTCGGTCATGGAGTTATCTGTTTTTTATTGAGAAAGTTTGATAAACGTTATATACCAACGTTTATTGCGCTAAAAAAATCTCGAATAAAAGACTTCACATGCATATATTACCATAAAATCGAACTTTTGTTCTACTTTAAGTTGTTTAACGACTTATTTTTTTATACAGTCAATAAAACAACTTATTATAGTAGTATGATAGTGCAATATTTATACTTAGATTATTATGATAATCTTTGGACAAACTTTAAAACATTTAAGAAAGTCACGTGATTTAACACAAGCTGAGTTAGCTGAATCTCTTAATTTAAGTCAGAGCCAAATTAAGAATTGGGAAACTAATCGATTCCAACCGGATATCGAAACTTTAGCAAGTATCGCCTCCTTTTTCAATGTATCTTTGGACGTCCTCGTTGGCTTCTCTAACAATTTTATGGATGAACCAATACAACAAGTCATTTCTGAAGCCAGGTCAACGTATGGGGCGTTAGACGATGCTCAGAAAGAACGTTTTTGCAATCAAGTATTGTTGTTTATTCGAATGATTAAAGATAACCAAGAAACGTTCTGATTTAAATTCATTGTAGAAGAAAAGTTTTCCAATGAACAGTGGTAAAATTTGACATAATCTGACCATTCTTACCAATGAGGGCTACGGCTCTCTTTTTTTATTTGTATTCGACAAAATATGACAAAATAGTTGTAACCGTTTCTGTTATGATAATCTCGGAAATCTTACAATTTATCACTGGAGGAAATACATAATGGGTAAAATTTTTAAATTTGGGTGTTTAGGATTCATCGGTTTAATCATACTTGGCGCTATTGCATCAGCGTTTGGTGGAGGAGATGACAATAAAGAAAAAACGTCTTCTGAACCAAAGCAAGAAACGCAAGCTCCTGCTGCTAAGGAAGAACCTAAGAAACAAGAAACAAAAAAGGAAGAGCCTAAAAAAGAACTTTCTAAAGAGGGCGAGTCTTCTAAAGTTAAAATCGCTGTAGGATCTGTTGAATCGTTAGACTCAGTAGGTGGCGAATACTTAAAAGAAAAAGCTCAAGGTGTGTTTAAAGTAGTGGAAATCACTATTACAAACAATCAAAAAGATGCAATCACTGTTGATGCTAACAGCTTCAAATTAGTTGATAATAAAGATCGTGAGTTTACATACTCTACACAAGCTCAAACTGCTTTTGATGTAGGTGACGGTGGAAGTTCTGATTTCTTTTTAAAACAACTTAACCCTGGTTTATCTCAAACAGGTAAAATCATCTATGACGTTCCTGCTGATGCACAAGGTTTAGTATTAAAAGCTCGTGGCGGCATGATGGGTAAAGAAATTAAGTTAAAAGTAGAATAGTTGAAGGCACTCGAAAGAGTGCTTTTATTTTTTCTCAATGACCGATATTACTTAACGTGGTAAAATAATATTTGGGTGGAAGTCCAATACATATTATTAAAATTAATGTGGTTCAAGTCGGAGGAGGGCACCTTAGGGTGTCTTTTCTTTATGCATAAAAAGGCCCACCTATTTCCGTAGATGGGCTATATGTGATTTTGTACTTGTGTACAATTAAATTATATATATCACTTGGATACTGCTTCTCGTTTTTTTGATAGATGATTCTTCACGGATTCTTTGGCTTTCTTTAAATCTATTTTCTCATTTGGAATAACATCCATAACATTTGATTTGAACAAGAAATGTTGTTTTTCTTCAGTTTCCACATAGATCATATACTGATCTCTACCAACTACCTTCCCCTTCAAAGACTTGCCGTTACTTAATACAAACGTACATGGCAATTCGTAATGCTCTAGATACATTAAGATACTATCGAAAAACATATGCATATACTTCATCCCCCTTTGGTTCAAGTATAACAAAAAAAGACCACCAAACGACGGTCTTCTCTTTTACTCTTCTTTTTTCGCCGATCATCTGTTAAGATTGAGGGTAGATACATAGATTTTTAAACAATTAAATTTATATAAAACAAAAAAACCCCGGCACAGTTTTTAGATGGTTGAAGGTTGGTCGCCATGCCACCATATAAAAACTCGCAAAGCAGAGGTTTTGTAAGTTACGTCATTAAGTTAATACTGTCTATAACGATAGTATCATAACTTCAAAAAAACGTAAATACAAATCCTCTACTTTCCTATACCCAATTTTAAGCCGGGGAGGAAAATGGAGGATTTTTTGTTATGTCTGTAGGTCGATTATTAGCTGAAACACCCATGTTTGTTACTGAAGGTAAAGTTTCAAAAGAAGAATTGAGATTACCACAACATCACTTTGTGGCTGCAATGGATTGGATTGATAAATTAGGAGAATCAGCATACTGCGATTATTTAAAGCTGTATACGATGGCTGATAGAAGTAATAAACAAAGAGAATACGATAAAGTACCTCGTGCTCTTGCGTCTATTTGGGATGAGTTAGGAAGAAAAGAAAAGTATTTCCGTCAAAAAGTACTTATCCCCCTTTGGGAATACGGACTAATTGATTTAATTGAATACCAAGGTGAGCGAAAGCAAAAAACAGGGCATAAACCAATGAACATTATTATTTATCGTTATCCATGTAATGATTTTAACCGTATGGTGAAGCCTTTAGAAAAAGTTCGCGACTGGAAAATGGATTATAAATCAGCAGCTAAGTTCTATGCGATCAAAGGCGGAAGACCTAAAAAAGATGTAAAGGATTCTGTAGAGAAACCTTTACCAAAGGATTCCACAGAGAAACCTTTAAAGGATTCCGTACAGAATCCTAATAATAATACTAAAGCAATTACTAATGTTTTAAATTACTTTAGTAAGTATGTAAGTATAGATCCATCGCCTTTAGAGTTTTTCAAACTAGCTATCTTAGAAAAACCAACTAAATATGTAGAAAAAGAATTAGAGTCTTTAACAATCATTCATGGAAAAGACATTTTAAATGAATCTATAAAACGATTAGCAGATAAAGATACAACTAATTACATAGCAACGATAAAAGGTATTATCAGACAGTGGGAAAAACAAGGGATGCAATGTTTTGATGATATTGAGAAAGTTGAAACGGAATACATTAACTCACGTAAAAGCGTAACTCCTGTTAAACAAAACAGAATAGCTCCGAAGAAATCAGCAAGAACAGAACTACTACCTGAATGGGTTAAAAATAATGATGATGAGGACACTTCGCAAAAGAAATCAGAGGACGAATTAGCGGAAGAACGTAAACGTTTAGAAGAAGTATTAAAGAAGTATAAACGAGCATAGGTTATTTTCGGATAACCTTTTACGTATAAAATTTCACATACCATATCTGTTGTGAAAAAGAGATTTTTCGGTTTGTAGGGGATTTTAACGAATCTTAGGGAGGACAAGCCTATGTCTTCCCTACCTCGCAACATGCATTTTCGTGGATATTGCGAAGCCCTTGCGATGCCCTGCGACCTCGCAAATAAACAATCAATGATTAACCAATGATAAATTTAACATTTTTGGTATATCTCATTGAAGTGAAACATAAGTATCTGTTAGAATCAAGTTATCAATGATTAACCATTGGTTTCGAAAGGGGAATATATATGTTATTAGGAAATCCATATGCGATTGACTTAGGAAATGGCTTTACGAAGCGCGCTTCAAAGAAAAACAAATCACTAGAGGCAGATGTTATTACAGAATTATCGGTGTTAGCACCAGTTGACGACTATTACAACGAAGCTAGTTTCACGAAAATCGAGCTAACAAACACTGACTTCCCTTACTACATAGGAGAAGAAGCTAGAAAATCAAAGCTTCCATTAATCCGCGCGCTTGGCGAGAACAAAGCGAAACGTTATGAGGATCCAACGTTTAAAAAACAATTATTCGGATTCATTGCAAAGGACTTTAAGAAGAACGTTACTATTCCATTACTTGTAACAGGTCTTCCAGTATCTCACTTTGGTAATCAACGTGAATCAATCCGTAAGGTAGCTATGGAAGAAACAGCAGTAAAAGTAAACGGTGAATTAATCACAGTTAAAGTAAAAGAATGTTTAGTAATTCCGCAGCCAGTTGGGACACAATACTACCTGGTTAAAAAAGAAATCATTAATAAAGAAGATCGTATTCTTATTATCGATGGCGGATTTGGTACATTTGATGTTACTGATATGTCAGGTAACGCTGTTATTGACCGTTTAGGAACTGAATTAGGTTGTGAAAAAGCATTCATGACTATTGAGCAAATCGTTCGCGATAACATCGGTGAAACTCCTGATTTAAGTGTTTCTAACATGCACTACATCCTTGAAAATGGCTATAAGTATAACGGCTCTCTATATGACTTATATACTCATAAAGATGTAGCTGAGCAAGTTGACGCTGAGTTACAACGCCATTTTGATGCAGCGTTACGTGAGGTTTCTCAAAAGTTCAATTTAGCTGTGTACGATAAAATCGTTTGGACTGGTGGAATGGCTGCTCTTCATCAGAAACGAATCGAGAAGAAAAAAGAACAATTCCCTACATTTGCAGTTCTAGAAAATGGTCAAGAAGCTAACCTATTAGGATACTACTATTTAGGATGTGATGTCTTTGACAAACTTACAAAAGAAAAAGCTTCAAATTGAGCTTAACCCTAACAACGATAAGGTTCTTTATAACTTTGTAACTCGCTTAGAGGAACAGGGAAAAGGACAAAAGGGCTATGTAAATAAGCAAATTAAAAAGCGATTAGAAATGTACCAGGTACTTGCTGAAGTTGCTGGTGAAGAAGATCCACTTCAATTAGTTAAGAAGTTGCTAATCAATATAAATACTCATGGTATACCAAACGATGCAGGAGAAGATGAAAAACCTTCTGAAGCAGCTGTTGATAATGCTATGGAATTAATTAGCGGTTTTAATGATTGGTAATGATTATTTAACAAAAATATAACCACTCCCTCCCTTTTCTCTAAAATAGCAGGAACAATAGCATGTTGGAATTATGTCCCTGCGTTAGTAGAGAGGGAGGAGGTTGATTTTGAAAGGGGAGAGCATCATGAGCAATGTTAACCCTATGTTTGAACCTCGAAAACAATCTACTACAATAACAAACCAACAACCTCGTAAAACTCGTTCCGATAAAAAGAAAGACGTAAAAATCCCCGTAAATGAAATACAAAGACAACTAATAAGATCCTCAGCATTCCAAGAAGGAACAACCACTACACAATACATGTCTAAATTAATCACAGAACACCTCAGAATTGATTATATAAGCGAAATACATGCATACGAATATAAAGACACTAAAAAGTACATTCATGCGAAATTGGAGCAGGAAACACATTCTAAGCTTGTCCAATTGGCGATTGAATGGGGAGTTTCACAAAGAGCTGCAGCAACACGTATTTTATGCTTTGCATTACGCACTATGTGAGAGGTGACAGTATGTACAGTAAATACGATGTTATGACGAAAGAAATACAACTTATGAGCGCTAATAATTGGTGGGAACGAACTAAAATTGAGTGGAAATTAAAAGAGAAGTACCGATTTGAAGTGAAGATGCTCAAAATTTACTTATTCCGTATGAATATTATTATCGAAGATATGGAAGAGGAAGATTACGAGTGTAACGCTAGTGATCTAGCTGAAATACTCGTTGAAGACTTTCTCGAACATATAAGATCGAAAAATAGTATGGAGCAGCTGTATCAAATTTTAGAGAGTAAGAAGCATTATACAGATTATGAATTAGAATTTAATGAAGATGACGAACGATATGGAACGATTGATGTGAAGATTGATAGAAGGACATTAAGACGAATTGAAGTGTTTTTCTCGGATATGGCTCATTCATTCCCTCTACATGGTTATACAGCGGATAAACTGATTAATATTCTAATGTGCGATTACATGAAGTATTATGCTGAAGAACCTGGAAAGAAGCTATCTTTGTTAAAACGTAGATTTTCGTAATGCTTAGAATTCCTATTTTCGGGATGTTTAAAAAATGAAATCTTTGACCACTCTTGTACTAAGAACTTAAAACAGGAGTGATTAGAATGGGATGGCTTATTTCTGGTAAAGGGAGAAAGTCGAAGCTCTCCAATTTTCTGGAGAAAAACAAAATTACTCAGCAAGAATTAGCAGAAAGAAGCGGTGTAAGTAAATCTACAATCAGCCGTGTATGCCAAGGCGATAAATTCTCTCCAACTATGAAGAATGCTCAAAAGATTATAAAAGCATTAAAGAACTTAACTAATAAAGATGTACATTACGATGATTTTTGGATGTAAATGAAAAAGGGGCCTACTCAAAGTTGAGCAGACCCTCTTTTTTATTTAACATCATAATACCAGCCTTTACGGTCAAGGTATCCTTTCATACCATCAAGTTGTGCATCTGAAGTTGGATCAGAAACAAAGTACGTTAATCCATCCGGTTTTAAGGCGAAAGTAGCTGTCATTTTCACAGATGATAATGCTTGCATAACTTCCTGCACTTCATACGGTGAGAAAGCACCTGTTTGGATGATATTTTGTTTTGTTGATGCAATCGTATTGCTACTATTCCCACCGACTCTTTGTCCAGTTAATGCATAAACAATAGAATTAGCAATCTTATCTACATCCCATTTTGCCATATCTGATTCGTTATCGATGAATCCAAGTTCGATTAAGATTGCTGGTGCTTTCGTCTCAGCTAAAACATGTAATCTTTCATTACCATAACGTCTTTCTTTAGCACCACGATTTGTCCAGCCAATATCTTTTGCTAACTGTGCTGATACTTTTGCAGCTAAAGCTTGTTGGTCATAGTAACAAACCTCCACCCCATTAGCTTTTGTATCAAATGCATTCAAATGGAAAGATACCACTAAATCCACATCGTGAGAGTTACAGTTACGAACGATATTATTTAAGTTCTGCGATTGAGTTCTTCCTACCTCGTCAGTATCGTCATAAACAGTGTGACCTAAGGCTCTTAATTTAGCTGCAACTGCATCCTTAACCAGTCTATCCATGATATGTTCTTTACGACCACCATGATTAGCGCCTTGTACAAATTCAGTGTGACCACCATGCAAACTATATCTAGCCATTATTCAACATCTCCTTTTTGAACATCATGATCTGACCAAATCCCTAAAGCGATACCAACAGATAATAAATAGGGCGCCAGTTCATCTAAGAAAGTCTTAGCTTCTGGCACCCCGAATTTCGTAAACAAAAATCCAAGCAAAGAAAAAACCGCAATCCAGGTCTTCCAATTGCGGAGTCGTTTTTTGATATTCTCTTTTGACATATTACATGCCACCTTTCATTAGTAATCCAAGTAATCCGGCTACAATTGCACCAATGATGATGCGGAGAATCCATGTAGTATTGGCGCTGATTTTATCAAGAAGCTTATTTATATTTACAATGTCCTTTTCATTGACAGTTGTACGTGTTTCTAAGCTTCGGATATCGCGCTGCATATCCTTTTGATCTGACTTGATTTGTTGGATCTCTTGCTTTAAATCTTGAATTTCTTGCATTGGTTCAACTCCTTTTCTAAAAATAAAAAAGCCTGCTATAAGCACGCTTCGTTTTGTTATATAAGCCGTATTTTGTTCAAAATATTCATCTTACTAAATGTTTTATTGTACCGAACAAGATAATCCACATTCCAAAAGATAGTGTACTTCCATAAAGCAATCCCTTACCGAATCTCCATTTTTCAATCATACTATCTACCTCTTTAAATAAGTTTTCTCTTATTTTATATCAAAGCTGTTAATTCCTAATGAAATTCATGTGAACTAGCGTACTTTTTGTAGAGTTGCCGCTAGGCTTTTTCCCATTTCTGCATGTCCCTCTGTATTTGGATGCACTTGATCGTTTATTTTTGCCGGATCTAAGAACATATTCATTGGATTGATTATTATACCAGAACTCAGCATAGAGTCTTGGTCAAACTTTTTGATTAAGGCAAGTCCCAACTTTTGAATGTTTCTATTAAAGATTTTTGCATTTACTCTTGAACCATTTGTTTTCCCCCAAGCCGTTTGGTCATTACCAGTAATTGTTAGATTTATAATAACCTTAGTGTTTACATCCCACTTTTTAATAGAATTTATCATTTCTTCTAGTTGGGATACAAATTTCGTAATCAATTCCTCAGCATCCTTATTGAATGTGAAATCGTTTGTCCCCAAAAGTATTGAAATGACATTCGGCAACCGACCTTCGAAGACTGGCGCGAATCTTTCTGCATATTTGGAGAAATTAAATTCCATTGTAGGTTGTGGAACCATAGGAGTCCAACTCCCACCAACATACTGAAGAAACCAAGCTTCTTTTCCGTTAGATGGATCTAACACAACGTCGCCCTCCGACGGCACTTTTGGATATCCATTCACATCAAATTGGAATTCACTTCCCGTCCATCCTTTAGCTACTTTTTGAAATCCTTCGTAATCATATCCCTTTCCATCTGTATAACATACCTTTTTCCATTGATCCACATTCCCCCAGTACTTTGCCCCTGGAATGCCAATAGGAAATAAAAATGGACTATCGACTGTAGTTGTCTTCCCGTAGAAGTTAAAATAATCATCTAACTTCCATCCTCCACGTCCTTCACGAGCGAAATTATCAACATCATATTTTCTTGTTCCAACCGCTTTGACATTCACTAGATTGTTCTGTACGTACCCAACATAACTTCCATCACGAGTTATACTATCTCCAATCGCCAACATACTAACTGCCCCCGTTGATGCATTAGGGTCTAGAACTTCAAAATTAACTTTTTTACTAGATAACAGATTGAAATGCATATCCATAGGGAGAAAATTAACATTAAAGTTTTCTAAGCGTTCTCCCTTAATATACCAACCGTCATTTTGCATTTGTCCCCGAAGTGTATCTGTATCCAATGTAACTAATGGATTGAGACCAAGAATAAAGTTATTATAATAAACTTTATTTTCTTGACCGTTTAATATATACGCTTTTCTAGGTGCAACAATTTCTAGCGGGAATGGCTTATCGGAATCACCACCTACATTTAAATGTTTAAATTTGTATCCATATGGAACATATTCAGTAGAAACAGAACCTTTCTCCAATTGGAACTGAGAAAGATATGAATTGTTAATTGTAAATCTAACGTATACAGCACCTTCAGGAACTGTAAACATTGACGGACTTTCAGGTGGATTGATTCTGTCCATTCCACTCATGTATTTCTTATTAGAATCGTAGAAACACATTGTATGTGAGTATGTTCTAGCGTATTTTTCAAAAGAGATAACTTTAATATAATCAGAAATTGAATAAGCTGGATTAGCAATGATTTTTCCTGTATCAAACGCCAAGAATACACCTTTTTCTATAGTATCCTTATTAAACATGTTCTTACTAACCTCAGCATCAAGGAAATGTTCTGGAGCTATGGATCTATTTTGTATTTTCTCTGAGGAAACAGATCCATTTCCTATATTGTCACTATTTACTTTTAATCCAGTAAAAACAAATCCAAACTCTTCAAATGGTCGATCACTTGAACCTTTGCTTATTTGAGCTACGTTTATAAATTTATCTTCGACAGTTACTCTCATGAAATATGCATTGACGGGAGGTGTTACAACATTACCTGTAGTTTGTCCGCCATTAGTACCTATTTTTATGTGAACTCCATTAGCATCGTAGAAGGCGTAATGAACAGTTAGGACATTTTTAAAATAATATCCAAATCCTGCTTGTATAGAAATTAAATCGCTCGAAAGGTACTTGTCACTGTATCTTGTACTACCGTCACTCCAATCGACAAAAGAGTTCGTAGTCAATTTTCCCTTATTCAGTAAATTCGTTCCGGTTTCTATAAACGAAGTTTTTTCTGGAGAAACAGATTTTCCCGCTATCTTAACATTTGTTACACTACCAGGTGCATTTAAACTATCTAAATTTTGTTCAAGGATGTCCCAGTTTTGATTCTGCTCAGTTTTGAATTGTACTCCAAAACCATTATTTCCGATTCGGTTAAATCGCACCACATTAATCACCATCTTTTCTTATCTTCTATGAATAAAAAGAGATCGCACATGGCGACCTCTTCCTTTACTGGTAGGTATTTTCAGACAATCCGCAAACTGTTACATTGATTGCATTAATTGTATCCTGTTGCAAAGATAAAACATCATTTTCTTCTAAAACAATAAATACATCTAATAATTTCGTTTCGCCAGCTGCTACTTCTATATTTTTCATAACATCCATGGTATTTACTGTAACGGTAGCTTTTGCAACTTTTATTTCTCCACTGACATTCTTCTCTTCCGTATTTGTTAAAATAATTTTTGTAATAGTTACCTTATTACCTTTTTTCGTATCATATACAGGTAATTTTGTTGTCTGTGGCACACCCATATAAATTTTTGTTGATTCAGCCATTGTAACGCCTCCTAATTTATATAAAATTCGTTTTTTAATATTTCTCTATTAACCTTCTAACCACACACGGAATATCCGTGCATATGCTTTCTTTCCTTTAACCTTGTTCCTCATACGTAAATAAAAGGTTTCTAAATTTCCATTCGGAACACCCAAATCATATACAAGTTCAACGCCATCTCCCTGACTAGGAGCGGATGTTTGCGTTGATGAAGCTCTACTTCTGATGGTACTGCCATCGCCATCAACTATTGCAATTTCAACTTCTCCACCTGCTTCAGTGAATATTTGAGCCGATACTTTAACGTATCTTGTTTTATGTTCAAATGTGTAAAACTGACATTCATCTAAAACATCATGCGTTGTGGTTAACCACCAACCGTCTACCGCAACATTAATTCCACGGTATGGAGGGTAGTGACCTGCGATATCAAATCCATACTGTATAGCACCACCGATGATTGTCGCAAAACCATCTTCTCGTTCAACACGAATAAGACCACGATGAACATCGAGGCCTCCTGCACCAATATGGACGTATGCGTTCGGATCATCAGGAGAGATATACCAATCTCCAGTATGATCAGAAAAATGATTAGAGTTTCTATATAATCGCTTTAAAGAAAGACTTAAATTACCACCATCATCTAATAATTGTTGAACTTGCTTTTGTGTTTGTTGAAATTGGGCCTGTATTGCAGTCATTGTTTTGAGTTCTTTGAAAGTACTTAATTCGACTATAGGGCTCTTTGTTGGGTCCGTCGGATCATCCTCAATTTCAATAACACGAATCTTTATTTTTATATCAGCCTTCTCGTAAAACATATATACATAATCGCCAACATCAAACTTATGAAGTGGAGATAATCCATTCTCTATCAAATTAGCAATACTTACTTTAAACCGCGTGTCAGGAATATCGTTGATTGCCTTCTTACAAGCTTCTAATAATGTCTCGCGCGTAGTAAAACGTTCATCTCGAATAGGTTTCTGATGAATCCTCCCATATACACTAGCCATTGGAGACTCGTATTCAACCATAAATTCGTTACCTGCAGAATCTTTTCCGTAACCTCTAATATAGGTAGCGAAATTAGTCATATCTGTGTCTTCTTCGAATGTTTTAAGATTATGGCCATAACGAAATTGCGCTTCTGTTTCTACACCAATTTGATTCTTGAAAGTAATTGTTTTAACTTTGTTATCAATTTTCATTTCAGCTTCATATCGATTTAATGCTTTTTGTAAGAGTGATAGCCTTGTATCATCCCCGAAATTTTCAAATCTTGTTGTCGCAAACGCTCCTTGATTAATATATGTCCAACCACTACCATTAAAAATGAAGTCCATACACTGTTTAAAATTGGCATAACCATTGTATAAATTGTATTGCCAATCCATCATGTCATCAAAAAATATATGTGGAGCAGTTATCGCTTTACCAAAATGACCACGCTTGTTAATCCCTAGAGCTACATATTCATCATTAGTTTTATCTATGATTTTAGCTCTTTTATCTACGAGATTATAAGCATGTGCTACGTTTGGAGTGTTTAATAAATAAAAAGAAAGAGAGTGTTCACCATTCACACGTCTCTTCCTTTTAACTTCTTTATAATCTGTTAACATTTCGGATTGTCCATTCAATCCTTGGACAACTAGCATCAACTCACCTCCTTATAAGTAATAAAATCTAGATTCAAATTTAATTTCAAAAACGCTTGCTGTACCTGTTAATACAAAATCATTCCAACCAGGTTTTAAAGTGATTAATCCCCAATTTGTTTTTCCGAAAATACTACCAACAGCAGTTTGAGTTGACTTAACCCCATCTAGAGTAATAACATCATTTTCTGATGCCGTGCTACCTGTGTAGCTCCAAAGGTCGCCTGTAGTGATATTTTTTATAGATAGGTTGTTAGATATGCCTTTGTATGTGATTTTCAAAGGAATTGACCTTGGGTCTATAACAACATCACCAGCATTAAAAATGCGGAACGATGTTGTGTTGTGGATATACTTTGTATCTTCTGCAATCAATCCTTGTCCAATTTGCCAAAGGTTTGAATCAAATGTCATCAGATCAGTAGTTTTCCCTATACTTTCTGCATAAGGAAAGGCAGCAGTAAATCTCAAATTCACTTCTGATTTCACGTATTTCAAAGTTCGAATCGTATATGGGTCTACTTTAACGCGCCATCGTTTACCCGGTTCACGTTGATCTATAATAAAAAACTCTTCTTTACTATGAAACAATTGAAATATCTCATTTCTAAGCAAAGCGATATCGTACATATCCCTCGCTGATAGATTAAACCTTGCATTTAGCTTTCTTACTCTTACTGTCGTTCCAACATCTATAGCGCCGTCTCGACCTTTTACACCATCATCATACTCGGTATTGTAATCAGGTGAGTCAGGGTCAAACTCAATTAATCGTAGACCGAAATCAGCAGTATCACGTTGAACTCCATTTAGTCTTTGAATTAATAAACTCATCCCATCCTCACCCCTGATATAAACATTTGATTCCCAAGTCTTCTTCCTAATTCTTGTTCAATAAAATCAACCATTCGTAACATATCCATTTCACTTGCACTTCCGTTATAATTCAGCACTACTGATACAGGTGTATTGTTATTCGTAGTATTTACATTTCGCGCTTGTTGTCCTTGTCCCGAAGCATTAGTTGTAATATCAGGAAGGTCTAATAAATCACTCATTAGTCCGCTCACTTGAGGAAAAGCGAGTTTGATACTGTCAGTGATTGGTCCTCCAAAGTCCAAGTGATCTAAATCACTTAATGGTCCTGTTTTTGCAGGAGAGAAAGGTAAGAAATCACGCGCCTTTTGTGCTAAATCGCCTACGGCATCCGTAACCCAACTAGCTGCACTTTTTATCCCCTTTGCCATCATTTCTATTAATCCGCGACCTGCATTAAAGAAAGTTTGACCTAATCCAGTTATAAAGCTAACCACTTTATTTAAAATTGATTCTACAGCTGTAACTAGCCCATCTAATTTAGAGGACACTCCGTCAACAATACTTTGCCATAAATCACCAAAGAAATTTTTGATCATGCCACCCCAACTGCTTGCATATGAACTAATCGATTCTAACTTAGAACCAAAAAACACATATATTTCAGCTAAGGCGTCATTCCATACTTTTTTAATGTCATTCCAAAATTTAATAAATGGTTTGACTATATCTCCTGCAAATTTCCCTAACCAACCTAGGATTTTTCCAGCTCCCCAAAGCTGAAGCCATCCCCATAAAAGTTCTAATGCGCCACTCCAAATTTGTTTTACAGCTTCCCATAACGCTGTCCAATTTCCAGTGAACAAAGCAGCAAAGAAATTTATAATTCCAAGAATGACATTTAGTGCTCCGTTTATCACATTTTTAATCGCTTCCCATGTCCCAATTACAATTTCTTTCACAATCGGCCATAAGACCTGCATGATCGAGACTATAATTGGCATAACAGTTTGTATTACGGAAAGAACAAAATTCCACACATTTTGCGCTGCCTGCATAATCATCGTTCCATTTTCAGTCCACCAAGTTTGGATTTGTAATAGAACCTGCTGAAAATACGTAGTCATAGCTGTCCAAATCGGAATGAGAACCCCATTTAATATGAAATTCCACACCGTCATAGCAGTGGTCTGGATCATCTGCCAACCAGTAATAACTGCATTTCTAAATCCTTCACTTGTATTCCACAAATAAATCAGTCCAGCAACCAAACCAACGATTGCCGCTGATACTACCCATACAGTAGCGCTCATTGCCATTAACCCTGTAACTAACGGTCCGATTAACATCCAAATGGAAGACCAAGCAGCAAGCATCCCGTTCCATAAACCTATACCTATCGCTAAAGGAGATAATAACAAGGTTAAAGCAGGAACTAGCATCATTATTGCTTGGATAATTAGTGCAATTGTTGGATGCGCTTGATTGAATGCAGTCACTAATTCGAAAAACTTAGCTGCAAAGTTAACTATAGGTGTCATGAGCATTCCGAAAGCATCAACCATAGGTTGAATCGCTGTAACAAACGCACCTTTCATTCTCTCCCAAGCTAATCCTAGCGGAGTTAATGAATCTTGAAGCTCCTTGATTTTCTTGTCAGTTTCTTCTTTCAACCCTTGTAATTCCGTAGTTGCTTGCGCTCTTGCTAAACTCATTTTTTCTTTCCATAGTCCAACATATTTTTGCAACTCAGGATCAGTCATTTTGGATATCGCCTTTACTTCTTCAGCTGATTGCGGTCCCATTTGCGCGAGATAATTGGCGAATTCTGAACCCGCACGTTGCGCTATACTAGCAAGGTTATCTTTCCACCTTCCTAATATTCCAACTTGTTCCTCCAAGTTACTCATAAGCTTTTTACCACTTGTCTTCTTCATTTGAACTTCTTCAAATAGATTCCAAGCATTCATGATTTCGGTTGTTCTTTCCTGTACCGCATCTCGATAAGCAGTTAGCGCTTCCTCCTGTTGTTTATAAATTTCAGAAGGATCAGGACCTTTTGCTGCCTTGAATAATGCCGCATAAAAAAGACCTGCTGTAACCGCAGCTCCCAACGCTACCATTTGAAACCTCATTAAACCTTGGTTAATCATCATGGTCATATTTTTTAAATCTTTCATACCTGCGGTAGGTCCTAACATTTTCAGCGCTAATACTGAAGCGTTACCTGCATTAGCCATCCTATTTAATGCATCCGCCGCGCGTAATCCTGCACTATTAATTGTATATAGAGGATTTCCCATTCGTGCATAATTTTCACGGATACGAGTTGCTTGCGTAGTCATATTCTTCATATAACCTATCGTCTGTAGCATCCCCATCATCGCTAATCTATTTGCATTTATAGCCGCATCTGCTGCTGCTTTTTGAGCTTTCCCTACCTTCTGAACTTCTGACATGAATTCTCTGGTTGTTCCTGTGTAATTCTTAGAAGCTTGCGCTAACTTAAAATATTGATATTGAGCACCAATCATTTGGTCTTTTACTCCACGCATAGCAATTGCTTGTTGGTAGTGAGCGCTTCGCATTTCACTGTACATTCGTCGTGCTTCTTCTGAAGTGCCTCTATATGCATATCGGATACGACGACCTAAACTATCATAACGAGCGCCAACTTCATCAGTTAACCCACGAGCTGCATCTGCAACTCCATCGCCAATATGACTTAACTCGCTATTTACCCGTTGTACATCTCGACGTATATTTCCTGTCTCTAACCTGGTATCTATCTCAACGCGACCATCTGCCAATTATCTCACCTGCCTTTCATCTTATCTTTTTGCACTTCCATTCTTTTCTGGAATGCTATGAATTCCTGATGTTCTCGGATTTCTTTCGCTTTTGGAAGTTCGTATATTTCTTTCATTTTCTTAATACGTTTACGTTCCTCAGCGTTATTTTTATCTTTCGGCGGAATGTCACATGTTCGATAATGAAGTGCTTGTCCCATTGGGGATTTGTTTGAAAGATTACGGAAGAGAGCAATAAACTTATTCCATTGCATTTTTCCTTGTTGTTCAATTAGATCGATATTGTAGTCAAACAAAAAAGAGGAAAAAATCCGTTCGGCATCCACTACAAAATCTACAGTAGGGATTGTCGGCGCTTTTTCCTCTTCTTTCTCTTCTGTTTCTTGAATCTTTTTATTCATTAATAATTTCAAATCAATATCTAACCTGTCTTTTAAAATATCTACAAATAACATTGATTTACGTTCTATATCCAATTGATTAAAAACTAATTTATCTACCACTAACATATTTAGCGCAATGTCCGTTTTAAGATATTCATTGATACTTTCATCGTCGAACAACTCGAATAGTAAAAGGATATTATCAAAGGCTAAGTTCAACTCTAAACGAACGCCATTCCATGTATAGAAGTCATATTCACGTTCGGTTAATTTCAACATTATTTCTTCACGTTATTTAGGTATTTATTACGTGTTTCATCCGCTTTCTTTTTTTCCTCTTCAACGTAAAGTCCATTTAAATAATGAACGAGTCCCATTAAGTTTGTAGAGGATCTTCCGGCTTTTTCGTATAGTGAATCGAATGACCCTTTGCCTAAGAACGTTTCTACAATATCCTTAACTACTTCTTTTTGTTTTTTTGCTACTTCTTCAATTACTTCATCTGTAGCGGATTCGTAATCTGAAATACTATCAGTAACCACTTTAATTTCTTTATCGAATCTTTTAAATGCCTTTTGATATTTTGTTATTGCCTCATCATTAAATTCTACTTGATACACAGTACCAGCTACGTCTATTTCTTTATATGTCTTTTCAAACTCAAACTTAAATTGTGTCATATCCATATCTCCTTTTTATTTAATAGAAAAAGAGCCGTGTTAACGACTCTTCATTAAGGTGCAGGGGTTACAGGCGCTTCTGTAAATGTGGGTGTCCCATCAAAGGAAATAGTAAATTCAATCTCCCCTTTACTATTCGCATCTCCACCAGGAGCTTTAATTTCAGAAATCGTCGCTTTACCTTCCCACTTGTCACCGTTCGGCTCTGTTACTGTGAATGTCGTTTTACGAGCAGGCCCGAACTTATTTAACAGACTAAAGATATAATCTTGCGCTGCATCTCCATAGAAACGATGCCCTTCAAATCCATATCCAAGCATACCACCAGTTACATCACGTTCTGCTGAACCGCCGCCATCATAGTAGTACGTTTCATCTGTTTCTTCGTTATTATCAGGATCGACTGATGTGATACCTTTCGCGATAACAGCCTTTGTTGGTGTTTGTCCACCTGGCGTTATGTCGATTTCAAATTTGTAACCATAATTCAGTAAAAATGACATATGTTAACCTCCTATTTCTAGCTCTGTGCTGAACAGAGCGGTATATATCCATTCATTCACCGCTGTCTTCTCAACAAAATTAGGCTCCACATACACATTTAGTCTTCTTAGTGTATAGGAGCCATCTAAAGCGTGAAAAACACGCCTATGAACGTTATTTAGTTCTCTTGTAATGAATTCCGTTGTATTGTTTGCTTCTAACTGGTTACTGCTTTTTGCAAGTATTTGAATTTGTTTATTGATGATTTCACCTTCGTAATATTGTTCTCCTGGTGCTGATGGAATCATTCTAATAGCAATACTTTTTCGTGGTCCATCATTAACCCCTATATCCAATAAATCGGCTTTTATAGGGGCGAATAGGATACTTGGTGGTAAAGTAGTGTTCAAATGCTTCTTTACCGATTCGATTAGCCATATCATATTTGTCCTCCTATAAATTCCGTTTTATCTCGTTTTCTACGATTCTAGCCCAATCCGTAACATGCCTAGCTTTGGCTTCCTCGAACCAGACACCCCTGGCATTAGGGTTGACATCTGTTGAGAATTCATATTGCGGGTTCCAATATAACCTCCGCGCATAAGGGGTATTCCATTCAATATGTCCCTCGCCTGGTCTACTGAATCTAACACCTGATCTTTCTAATTCACCTGTATCTTTTGGAATATAGAAGTTACTGTCTTTAAGAACCTGCTCATCCAGTGCAAATTGTGCTTTCTGAGTAGCTTCCATTACCTTTCCTTCGATAGCAGGTGCATCAACTCGAATGTTTACCCGAATCATATTAAAAGCACCTCCACATGATGGAGACTGCTTCTATCATAAAACTCACTGACTTTGCTAACGGTCATTTCTTTACCGCTGAATATAACTTTAGATTTCTCTTTAAAAGTTACTGGTGTTGAATGTACCACGTCATGAAATAACAGTGTTTGCATTACAGTGCTATCACCATTTCCATTCAACACAACTGTTTTCTTAGGCTCAATTCGAACCCTTTCAATCGTTATAGCAGGTTTGTAGTTATCACTGCCACCCCAAGTATCGTCTTCACCTTTATACTCCAAATACTGAATTGTATGGATTAGTAATGATCGTCTGATTGGTTTAGCCATGTACACACAACCCTGCATACAGTAATCCAGTTGGACTTAAGAACTTAGGTACTGAGATTGCATACTGAGCATAGAAACTAGGTGCATCGTCTGCCCCTGCACTCATTCCGTTCTCAGAATAAGAGCCAACGTCAAAACCGCCGCTCCCTTCACTTACAGTTGCAGAAGTTTCACCATTGATTGCTAAAAACTCAACTTGTGCAGCGGTAGCTTTCTTGACTTGCCTCTTAATAAAAGGTGCTAACTTATCAAAGTCGACACCTTCTAATTTATAATTAATAATATGATCGATTTGGTCACTAGCACGAGTGATTAACCTTTCTAATAGCGATGCATCTGATACTGGAGTACCTTTGTATTCGTTATTATAGTAATCAGCATCTATATATGCCATACAATCACCTACTTAGCAGCAGCTTCCTTCTTCAACTTGGCTACTTCTGTTTTTAGCTTTTTGTTTTCCTTCTCCAGCTCATCTTTTTCGTCTAGTACTTTGTTGTACTCTGCCAACGAAACATTTCGTCCGCCTGTCGCACGAGTAATAACGTTACCCTCTTCGTCGATTTGATCATATCCATCTAATAGGTAACTATCTAAGCGACCCTCATCAATATTCAGTGTTTTATTCAATCGTTTTACTTTTACTAAGTTACTCATTTACATCATTCCTTTCGTATTAAAAAAGAGAAAGCTTTAAGCTCTCTCTTTTAAGGAGTTACAGGTGTTTGGATGTTGATCTGTACGCCGTCAACTTTTTTCTGGAGTAAAAATACATCCCAGTATTTACGCTCATAGTACAGGTATTTACCAGAAGTCGCAGCGCTTGGTTCATCTAAATCAACAAACTCATATTGTTGTGGCGAAATAACCGCAGCGGGGTGAACAAGTATCATATCCATTGTTTTAGCAGATGCATCAGGAACAGCGCCATTCGTAAAGTTGTAAGCTGTTTTCATACGAGACGAAGGAACAGTTACAATCGTTACATCATCAAGCGAGTAAATAGAACGTTTTACAGTTCCATTATTGGCACCTACATCTAATTGTCGTTGTAAACCCTCTGCTTCTTTTAGTAGCTTTTTAACAGAAGGGAGAGTGTAAAGAATACGTCCTTCTTGTGGCACTTCTGCTTCATCCATTTTTTCCATCATCGTATCAAAAGTTTCGAGTACATTCGTCGCTGTTAATGCTACTGTAGTAGCAGCTTTACCGAATGAAGTGTATTCAGAGTACAGTTTAGAAGCCATGTATTTGTCATGCTCAGGAATCGCTTCTTCTGTATTGAAAACTTTTGTAATATTGGCGATAGATAAAGCCATATTTGTTTGGTCAATGTCCTGCGGATCAACAAGCGTTTTAAATTCGCGATCATGTGTAAGTGTTTTAGGTTCCCACGAGTTATCAGCGCGTCGTGTATAGCCACCTACAACGTCGCGGTCAACATCAGTATAACCACCAACAGCAATACGTGGAATTTGGATTGTTTTCGCTCCAGTCCATTTAATGATGCTGTTGTTTGGTGAATTGTATAACGCTGCAAAGCTTAAACCTTGTGTGAATTTTTGCTGAAGACCCTCAGCGTATAATGAAGCATAATTAACAGTTCCCATATATTTAACATCTCCTATTATCTAATTTTAGTAATTCGCGAAAGCGGCTTTCCATTTATCAGCTTCAGTCAACGTTTGTTTCTGGTGTTGACCAGTTGTAAATGTAGGCTTTGGAGTTCCTTGTGGTTCTTCCACTACACCTTTAAAGTGCGGAAACTCTTCAACTACCATTTCGATAGCTTTCGTAATGTCTATATCATCACTAACCTTTGTTTTTGCTAGAGTAATAACTGCATTTAAGTTCTTTTCTTCTGTAATACCTGACTTAATTGCAGCGTTTTCTGCTTGCAAATTAAAAAGAGACTCATTCTTTTCTTGCAACTGAGTCTCGAAGGCTGTTAACTTTTCATTTGTCTTTTCTTGCTCTGTTTTGAGAGAATCTTGGTGCTCATTCCAACCTTTTACGGTTTGTTTCAGCTGATCTAAATTCTCTACGCCTAACTTCTTCAAGAACGCCGCTTCCTGTTGTTGTTTAGCTTCGTCCATCTGCTCCTGTGTAAAAGTAACAGTTGGCTCTTGATTCTCTGGCGGTGTGGTTTCTGGTGTCGCTACATTCGGTTCACCTCCTTCCGGTGCAACTGGTGGATTATCTCCCCCTTCAGAGAAGAACTGCATTTTGTTTAATCGTAATCTATATGGTTTTGGCATCTTAATTCCTCCTATACAATACTTTCGCGATTATATTGACGCTTGCGCTTCGTTTGATTGATGAACTCTCTCATATTTGTTTGACGTTGCGAAACCTTATTCTTCGCTTCCTTAACGCCTTCTGTATCGCCTAACGCTTCCATAACCTTTACTTCTTTCTTCGCTTTCCTAATTTGCCGTTCTAAACTTCGTTGCTGTTGGCTTTCCTTATATACTTTAGAATTTTCATCAGTGTCATACGGCTCATAACGCTTCGTTGATTTTCCTTGTATATAAGGATAGATAATGTGACGGCAGTTAACGCCTAATAACCCTGCCGCTTCACCATACGATGTACTGGAGAACGGAGGGTATCGCTTGCTTTTTCCGCTTTTTGAAAAGATACGACCTTGATAAGGGTTGCAGAGGGGCCTTGCGCCTAAATGGCTACTAACTTCTATTAGATCCACATCGTACTCATCTGCACGTTTCATTTGCATTTCATTCGCTACATTCTGGCTTGTAGACCTACCGACCATATTTACATATGCTTCAGTACTCCAACGCTTTCCTGCCTTATCAATCAGTGCAGGAATCCCTCGTTGTGCCCATTCGGAAACAGTCTGCCTTAATGCCTGTTGTGGCGTTATGACACCGCCTAATAGTTTACCTACTGTCTTGTTTAAAACATCAAGATAAACCTGTTGTGACTGCTTCAACATTGTTGTATTTACAAGATTCAATGTATCTAATGCCTGTTGCTCATAAGTATTCAAAATGCCAATTAGTGCGGCACTCGTATGCATTGCAGGAGCAGCAGTTAAACTTCCTGCTTGTACTGCTTCCTGGTATAACGGTTCATGTTGTTCCACCGCTGTAAATCCAGCGCCTTCTAACATCTTCCGTACTTCTTCAGCCGTTTTACCGCTATGACGGGAGATTGTATTCATTTGCTGTTGATTCAACTTACCTAACTTATTTAACTGCACTATGCGCCAATGTTGGTATTGCTCGAAGTTCTCAGCAGTAAGTAGTAATTCCCTATCATACTTGAGCATTCTGGCCATGTTTAAAAGCAACTCTTCTTCAATTGCATTGTAGATATCCACTACAAACATAGAGAGTTGCTGTAACTTCTCAGGAGGGAGTGCCATTACCCTTCATCTCCTGGACTATTATTCTGTTTTTTATTGTTCATACCGAAGAAATCCACTCCTTCAGGCATAACCATTTTATTTTCGTTTTGAATTTCTTGTACGATTCTCTCTGCTTCTTCTTCAGAAACACCATGAATCTTCATAATGGCTAACTTCTTAGTTGTTAAACCATTCATAACAAGTGTAACTTGCTTATTAATCTCAGCAGTCTGATCTTCCGCTATAGAGTCATCAAAGGTAACAGTAACTTCATATTCATCTGTACTCTCGAACTCATCATATAAAGCAGCAATTTCGATAATAATATCGACTAAATCACGAATACCATCTTCAATAATCGTCTCATGCGACTGCTTTGTTCTGAATGTCTTGGAGTTTTCACTAACAACTTCAGTTGCTGTTTTTACTCCTTGTCCATCAAAGCTAAATGCTCCGGAAGAGAAGCCGACCTGCATCGCTACATAGTTTAGTAACGAGTTAATAGCAGCTGTATGTTCTTCGACGCGTAATTCGACTGATATATCTTGAATCTGCTTCGCACCATCATCGAAGTTCATCGCTTCATACACTTCATCAGCAGCATCGAAGTACCTCTGCGGTATACCTGTTTGCGGATCTATAACAGTTCTTATTGCTGAAGCAG